AGGCTGCGCACCACTAGATGTATGCGATGTGTTACAGAGATAGATGTTGTTGTTGCTGGTGTCTTTTACCAGGTCACGCGCATTGTACGAAGTCGATGCAGCCCAGTTACCCTGGTATGTACCAAGCTCCTGAGTAACAGATAAATCACCGTCGCCATCGAAGGCAAAGATTTTGTTTGCTCGATCCGCTGCAGAAATTGTAAATGTCGCACTAGAAATAGTGTTGGTTACTGATGCCTTGATGGACCGGTCCAGCTCTTCCTGCATTTGCTGAGTGATAAATGTCAGGCGGTCCAGGGCTTCTTCATGCGATTCAGCTGGGAATGGGTCGTTCTCAACATAGTCTGTACCCTGGGTAAGCGCCAACTTGCGCTGGATCACCACCGTTTCACCTGATGCTGGAGCAGTAACGAACGTGACGTTGCCGCCACCTTCTACGCCAGCATTAGATACTGTGTAATGCGTTGTCAGTGTTTGCAGCGTTTCTGTGCCAGCTGAGCTTCGGATATAAACATCCAGGTCGCCATCAGCGAAGATCTTAAACGTGTACGCAAAGACGGTCGTGCTGCCGTTCCCTGAGTAACTAACCTTGTTTGTGGTACTTGATACCGTCATCGTGCAAGATCTCCTGCTGCTGCTCCTATGTCAGGGCCACGCTGCGGCATCATCTGCCCTGGTCGCCACCAATACTGCTGCCCATAATCGCGCATATACCTGCGCTCCAATTGTTGCATATCTTTAATTGATTGTGGATCAGCAAGCATTTCCAGCCGGTCCACCACCATTCTCTCCAGGGCTGCCCTGATATAGAAAATAGAACTACCGGGAGTATACCGCGCTGCAAACGCAATTGCTTCAGTTGCTGCATTTGTGTCTTCACCACGCGCAGCCTGCTGAATGTTGCCGATCGTTAGATTTTTGATGTCATTCGCCAGGCCAACAACGGGACCAGCAATCGTCGCTTCTAACCCACCACCGTACCTGGTTGTATCTGAGAACAAGAAATCACCGTAGATACCCAGACCACCGCCCTGAAGAAACGCTGCGCCCCAAAACTCAGGAGAATCCATTGGACGCGGATCACGGCCTTTCGCCATCTCTTTCAGCTGCATTGCCAGAGCGCCCATCAGTGTTGTCGTGATGATCAGGTCAGCCATGTACTTGCCTTTGCCTGACATGCCTGGTTGCGTCATTGCCCTAGCAATATGCGTGTTGACCAGGGTGACACCAAAGTTTTTGTACATCGCAAACGATCTACCGATTTCGCCACCCAATGTGCCTGGACGCGAATCACCAGTGAGCAGCACCCGGCCACGCAATGATGCTGTCGGTACCGCAAAATTGGTTTCTGCGTTGATCATTTCCAGGTAACGGGTCGATAGATCCATTGCCAGCTTTGGCTGAATATCAGTGCGAGATTCAATATCTGGCGCAGTCAGGAAGGATTCGCCTTCGTACTCCATTGGCCTGGTGGACCGGATAATGTCCCAGCGATCCTGGTTGAACCCATAGTTCTCAAACGTCTTGCGCAAATCGTCAGGCAGCGCTGCCCAGGCTTTGCTGCGATTCTGCGCAACATAGCTGGTGAATGACATACCAAACGCCCACTGGTTCGCCTGGGTATGCGGAGACAACAATGATGCCCGCATTACAAAGTCAGAGACTCTGCGAGTGATCTCTGGACCAGATACGTCACCAACAAAGCGCATTTGCGCAGCTGCTACAGCGGTCCACCCCTGGGCAATCAATCCCTGGGATACCGCAATCTTGCCTTTCTCTGATGCAGTCAACGGATTGATCATCTCGAGATAGCGACGCAGCGTGTCTGTTTGTGGCAGCCCGGTCATCTTTTTAGCGATACGAACAAAGTTAAAGTCAGTAATCGCAGCCAGAGACGCAGCACCAAGCTGCGCAGATACCAGGATTTGACGCAGCCCACCAAAGGTTTGAGCGATACGTCCATCTACCGGTACGTTCATCTTGTCGCTAGAGGCAGAATAAAGAGACTCCATCAGCGCCATCTTGCGGTTGATCCGGTCTGCTTTCTCTGGGTTCATGCCAGCTTCCTTGCGCAGCACCCCTTTGACATATTGCATTGTTGCGTTCGGGTTCGGGCCTAATGTCTCCATGAAGGCTATGTCACGCGACATTGTGTCGATATGCGTGATCATGGTGTCGAACACATTATCGTTGCCAAACTTTTGCTGATACTCGAACCAGGCATCAGCATTTTTAAACTTCAGGAATCGGTGGTCACGTTTCTGGTTCGCCAGGCTTTTACCTGACATAGCACCACTTGGCTTGAGCTTGTTTGCGCCATTACTGATCAATGTCTGGTACACATCATTCAATGCGATCTCGATAGACTGCTCGTTAAAAGGCAGCCCGGTAGTCTCATCGATCATGTTGTCCAGGTCGAGACGCGGTAAGATCTCGCTGCGCCACTGCTCATAGCCAGCTTTACGGATAGCAAGCATGTTGTGGTACTGCGGGAATCCCCAGTTTTGCATTTTAGAAATTGCACCGCCTGCAGCGTTGAATCGCTTACGCAGATATTCGGACGCTTCGTTCCAGGCTTTTGCCAGGTCCCTGGCGTGAATATCACCAGTATCTTCGCCAAATGCCTCGCGGATAACATTGCGCAGCTTGGCCTTGTTGCGTACAGAACCAAGCAGGTTACGTCTAAATGTAGCCAGGACATCGTTCATTTTCGATAGCGCTAGACCTCGAATAGCCTGCTTCCTGGTTTCAACACTTGTTGTCTTAGATAGGACGTCGCCTTCGATCAGCGTTGTTGCAGCCTGGGCAATGTCTTCTTCGCCCTGGGCATTGCGATAGCTGCGCAGATCTTTCTCTACGCGCTTATATGTTTCTACCTGCAGCAGCTTTCTGCGTTTACGCAGCTTGGCCTCGAACTCCAGCTGGTCAAACGTCGCTCGAGCAGCTGCACGCTCTGCTTCACCAGGAGGCATCCTGGCTGCATTTTGCTCAATATGCCCTTCATACAGGTCTTTGATGCGCTGATGTTCCGCATCATCAATGACACCTTCCTTGCGAGCATTGTCGAAACATTCATTGAAGCTCATAGTACGCAATCCCTAAATCTATTGATTACACTTTCATCGTGATCAAATTCTGCTTTTAATTCTGCAGCTGATTGCATTTCAACTACAAGTTCGCCAGTATCATCCTCAACGACTCTACCTGTAGGGTAACGCTCAGCAGACTTGGCTGCGTTGTCCAAATCGGGTACACTTAACTCGGAGGTATCGTAAGTGAGATTTTTTAGAGTAGACGGCATATCACTGGCAGCAATGTCAGACGATAACGCCTCTGTATTCGTCTGGAACCCTGTCGCTGGCTCTTGGGGCGCAGCGTCACCTGGACGCATACTTGGCGACGAGCGGTCCGTCGAGATCTCAGCAGGCGAAGCAGAAGGCTTAGCGCTCTTATTTAAAGCTGACCTCCGGTCTATCCCTAACATGGTAAGCAGCGAATTAAACTCTGTTGGCAGCTGAGCAACCACGCGGCCATAGATAACCTGCGAAACCTCTTCGGCTCGATCTATATCTGCTTTTGTCGCTGTCTTTTCGCGGTCCTGGATGATTTCATACAGTTTGTGTCCGCCAACATACGGCTTTTCTTTGCCTGCTTTTTCATCAAAATAAGTCGCTGGGTAACCAAATTCGGTTAGATCAGCGTCTTGTTTTGCATCTAGCATGCCTGGTGGCCAGAACTGCAGCTCCATCAGCTGCCCATCTTTTGCCTGGACCAGGGCTTTTGCATCAAAGTAACCAGCTGGGGTTACCTTAAAACCTTCGTCGAGAACGTGATACCCGCGCTTATTCAGTGCTTCCAGGACTGCTTTTACATCAGAAGGCTTGGTAATGTTCATGCCGCTGCGCGCAATATCAGTGATATTCCACAACCAATCGACAGGATTCATGTCGCCTTCTGGCGCACCATACTTATCTACCAGCTTACGTCTAACGTCTTCTGGCTTCTTAACTGGCGGGACAGTAATCGTTCCAGCGTCATCTCTAACCGGAGTAAACGGAATACCAAGCTCAGAAGTGATCTCATCGATGACTTCGTTTAGTTCCTGGTGGTTCCTGGCGCTGCGCTCAATCATCTCATCGAAAGAAGCAAACTGCTGCCGCTGCAGCATCAATGACTCAAAATGCGCGTATTCGTTATCGCCCTTGCCTAACGACTCAACAGTGCGGCCCTTATCCTTGCCCTGCGGGTCCAGGATACGATTGATGTTTTTGGTTTGGACCGCTTTTGCGTATTCATCGTCTGACAATACGCGAGCAGGGATCGTCTCCCATCCTGCATCAACAGCAACAGAATAAGTGCTGTTACCGTCGCGCAGCGTATATGTACCGTCTTCGTTTGCCCGGACTTCAATCGGTGGGCGCTTTGTTCTTTCGCCACGCGCAGCCTGGGCCATAAATACTTTAGAACCAAAGATACCTTCTGGGCGCGCCCTGGTTGGGGTCAGCTGTGCAACAGGGATATCAATTGAGTCATCAGTGCGCTCGAAGTATAGATCAACGTCATTCTTGATCTCTGACATTTCACGCATCTTACGGAAGGCTGCCCTGGCAGTTGCTTCACCAGCAACACTTAATCCACCGGACGCCATCTTAGGGTTTTGGCTGCGGTACAAGAATGATAGCTGCCCACCGATACCCCGGCCCCGGTATTCCTGGGCTACATTTAGGTCGCTGCCATCCTCGGCTTTCTGCATATAACCAACGAGTTCATCCCCATCAAACGCATAAATATCGTTACCAGCTTTTAGATAATCGATGCCATCAACCGTATCAACAGGCTGCGTCGTCATCGGAACATCAACTTCAGCCATGTCGTCCAGTGTCCAGGTACCTACGTCCTCATCTGGGATACGCAGTCCTTCTGGATTGATCAATCTGATATATGCGTCTTCATCGAAACTATCGATAGATTCCTTGATGCGCTGCTCAATCTGCAGCCGAATATCAACTTCTTCAGGCGCCAGGAGATCATTCTCTAACTGCCTGGACTGTTGTGCTACACCGTCTCCTGCTGGATTGTCGAAGAGGCTGACTTCTGGTTCTGCTTTAGCTGCGCTCGGGCTGACTTGCCCCGGATCGTCGATAAAGCGTCCAACATCGCCAGCTGTAAGGCGGTCGAGATCACCTGCTGAGACCGCAGCTCTGACATCATCGATGAATTTTCGAGTAGGTCCAGCGTAGCTTCCTGACTCTCTTGCAGCCCTTGCTGCTGCTGTGAGGGCTTCTGAGAGCGGTCCTTTTGCATTTGCGAGCGCTTGGAGGAGTTGGAGCGTTTTCTGCTCATCGTTAATTCTCCGTTGGTTATTGGATTTCTCCAGGACATTGCCTTCGGCTTCCAGGCGTTCAGCGTTCCTGGTGATGTTACTAAATGCAGCTTTGTCCTTTCTGATCTCTTTCATAGCTCGATCTAGGACTTTGGCGCGTTCTGCAAAGAATGATTCGGCAAAGGTCTCTTCGCCAAATAATCCATCCTGCGTCATTTTCTGTGCGCCCATCTCACGCACCTGGCCAACCATTACTTGCACCTGGAACTCATTAGCAGGTTCCTGGCTGGCAATTACACGCAGCGCTGCTTCCTGTAGATCAGGATCATCTGGGATCATGCGGCCCACAACAGCTGCGTAATTCGCTGGTACGACACCGTTGACTACCATCATAAAGACTTCATCAGATAGATTTACCAGGTCTTTAGCCTGGCGTACCAGTGCGCTTTGTGGTGGCAGGTTCAGCTCATCAATCTTGTTTGGGTCAACACGCAATATCTTCGCTGCGTCTACAGGCTTGCCGCTGCCTTCCGCAATGTTCTTGAGCGCAGCAACAACCCGAACTTCCTCTGGAGTCCAGCCATCAGCCTCGCGCAGCGTATATGCATGAATCTTAGGGTCCTGGTTAGGGTCCTGGTCTTTGATGCGCTTAGCCAGGCCAAGGCGCTGGTGACCATCCGCAACAACCTTTCGGCCATCTGCGAACTCAAATACCAGGGCAGTACCGGCTCGTACCTGGTCCCACTCAGTAACTCCGCGCAGCGCTTCAGTCACGCCATACTCATCGCCACCTGATTTGTATTGGAATAGTTCTGCATCAACACCCAGGTCAGTTGGATCGAAATCCCTGGCGCCTACAATCGGTCCACCCATGCTTTCGAGTGCAGCTGCAGAAACTGGTGCTGCAGCCTGGTTATCGATTACTGGGACCTCGTTAAATAGAACTGCGCGCTCAGCTTCGTTTGTGCGCGCCTGGTGTTCGAGATCTGCATCTGGCTGCTTTGGACCGCCTGCTAATTCTTCTTGCTCAGTGATGAAGTCTTTGATGCGTTGTTCCATCGCATTGTGCTGGTCTTTGATATTTTTGTATCCAGTCTCTTCGTTGATAGCGTCAACGATTTCGCGGAACTCCTCATCACTCAGACCTTCTTCGTCCCGCTGTCTTATGGCGACTTCCATCAAACCGTCATAATCAACTCTCGCGTCTTCACGCAGTTTTTTTAAACCTTGTTCTGCGTCGATTAAACGATTTAATTCAGCATCGTATTCCTCTGTACTTAGCAGCCTGGTAGACCGGCTGCTGTAAACTTCCAAAGGATTATCGTCATTGATTTCGTTTTGGCGCTCAGCAATCCTGGCTGCCGCTCTCGATGCAGGAGTTTCGATTCCAGAACTCTTGAAGGCGTCAATGCCTTTCTTGATCTGGTCTGCTGTCATGCTGATGCCTTTGCCGCCAGCAGCGAATCCATATGGCAGCACAAAACCGAAACCAGCTGCCGTACCTACCCTGGCAACAAAATCTTCGTATGTGTAGTCGTAGCCTAGCTCTTCCCACCATTTTTGTACTGCTGGCTGGTTTGCAGCTTCAGTACCGGCTGCAAGCGCAGATTCGATCAGGCCAACTTCCCACAACTTCTTTTGCGCCATTGAATACAAGCCCATTGGCAATGTAAGCAGCATCGATGGGTCGCGGAAGAAAGCACCTGCGCTGCCTGCAAATTGAGCAGCGGTGTTAGTGATACCAGGAGAACGCGCGTCTAGCTCGTTGAACTCTTCACGCGCAGCAATAGCAATGCCTTTGGCAGTTTCTGCAAAGTCTCTGCTGCGCAAGTCTGCAAGCTCGGGAAATAAATCTTGGTTCTCTTCGACATACTTATATAAGCGCTCAGCAGAAAACTTGTACATCTTCTCCTCTTCATCTGGAGTCGATGCACCTGCCCTGGTTAGATAATGGCCTGGATTGATGAACTGAACAGGACCTGACTTGGAATTGACCTCATCAACGATAGGACCCCAGGCATCAGAATATGCTTCCGCCCTGGAGCTGCCGATCTCGTTTAGCCGGTCATTCTCGAACGCACCGACCATATTTTCATATGCGGTACCAAGCGGCTTATCCGTTCCCTGGGAAGGCTTGAAGAATAAGTCATCGCGTTCTTCCAGGAGCCAGCTTGTCATTTCCCAGTCAACTCCTTCCAGCGAGACAGGTTAATTGTTAATGGATCACCATTGTCGTCCATTACATATTGGAATGTTTCATTGCGCAAGTCGCCACGATACACAACGTATCCACCTGTATTAGGGCTTGGCATTAAACGATAGCTACCGCTTCGATTGATGTCTTGCATCAACTCCCTGGAGATCGTCTGGCCTGATATCTCTGGATTGATCAGCTGCTCAACAGTAATCGTCTCCAGGGCTGCCTCGACATCCGCTGAATCCATATTGTTTGGCAAGATTGTCATCGCGCCATTCACGCTGTCGATACCGCCCTTGCCATTCTTTCCACGGCCCGCTGCAGCCTGGATAGCGTCAGCAAACATTGTTGGATTAAAGATAGGCTGCCCTTGCGCTCTGCCTGCATAGATTGCTTTAGCAGTCTCGAACAACGAGCCTTCAGCTTTAGGCATACCGTAGAACGCTTCGCCTACAGTCTTCATAAACTCGCCATTCAGATAAGTAGGCGTCAGGCCATCAATCGGTCCACCTTCACCAATCTGTGTGATACCGCGCAGCGCGTCTTCTGCTGCTTCGTTGCGGCCATCAATGATCAAACCACCAATGTGTCCGTAGATACCAACTTCCTTGCTATCAGCAATTTCGCCCAGGACAAATGGAGCTTCAGCCCCAAAGCCTTTTACAACACTCTGGAGAATCGCCATGCGAGTACCGGTATCGCCAAACTTGAGGCGCTCTTTGTACGTCTGCTGCTCAGTCTTAGTTAAGAACTGTGGGCGTGTCAGGTTAAATGTCTGCGCAACCTTGTATGCTGCGCGTTTCCTGGTTGCGATTGCATCAGACCATTGACCGCTGATAACCGGTGTTCCGCTGTTATCAACCACAACCGCACCATCCTGGTCACGCTCGTACATATCTGGAATCAGATTCGGCATTTTCACAATACCGCGATCTTGCGCTGCGCCCAGGGCGTCACCATCACTGATGCGACTGTTTAGCTTGGTCAGCATCGTGCGACCATTCTTAATGATAGTCGCAGCCTCTGTGGTCATCTGGCCTTCGTATGACTGCTCGATCTCTGTGACGTAGCGCTCAAGCTCTACAGGACCCATCTGGCGCATCGCATTAACAGTGCCGTAAGTGCGCTGCAGCGTGAGCTGATCTCTCACCAGGCTTTCTGGCGCAGCTGCACCAAGCGCTGCAATCTCTTTATCGACAGCAAGAATCGCATCCTGACCAGGATCAAAGCCATCGGTGAGGAGTTTCATTAGGCTATCCTGGCCCTTACCGATTGCCGTAGCAGCTGCGCTTACCGTCGATTTAAGTTCACCGACACGCGCCCGACCAAAAGCCTGGACAGCCCGGAAGTCATCAGAAGTAAGGCCCAGCTGATCTGGCGTCGTCATCACGATGTTGAGCAGCTTCTTCTTTTTCTCGTCAAAAGAAATGTCTGGGTCATTAAAGAATTGCTCGAACTCCAGGCGCTGCTCATCAGATAACAATGCATCAGCTGCTTTCTGCAGCGCTTTCTCTGATTTGATCTCAGTTTGAATTGCGCCTTTGAGCTGCTTAATCTCAGAAGGCAGCATGAGCGCCAATTCAGACGATAAATCAGGAGGCAGCTCACCAGACTCAAGCGCAGCGCTGAAGTCTTCCAGCTTCTCGATTGTGTCCAAACCTTCGTAATGAGTGATCAAGCGCTGCTTAGCAACCAGTGTCCTGGACGTATCGCTACGACTAGCAGCCTTGTCTGCTGCAATAAAACCGTTTTGGATACCCAGATCATAGTGTCCTTTGATCCCCTGGTCCGGGTCACCATATAACTGCAGCCCAGCGCCAACATCGCCCTTAGAGGCTTTGTTTATGAGATCAGACTCCGTTTTAATCCACTCTGCAGTACCCTGACGTAATCGAACAGACCGCGTGTAATTTTGTACTTGGACAGTTGATTTTTGCGATGCTGCGTCATACTGAAGCATGAACTGTTGTCGAGTAGCATCATTCTGTATTGTTGAGGCGTTGGCGTCTCGAAACTGCCTTACGCTCTCTTGCCAGTACCGATCAGCTTCATCTGGGTTCTGAACAGCAATTGTCTCTGCAGCTGCAGCCGCTTCATCCAATTGACGATTTGATTCATTCAGCGCCTTGAGACGTTCTGTTTCATTACGCTGCTGCAGCTCAGCTTTTCCATACTGAAACGCTGCGTCTTCTGCCTGGGCGTAGAAACGCATTGCTGCTTCAGCGCCACGCGCAAATTGACCAGGACTTGCCTGGACAGACATCCGCTGCCCACCAACCTCAGTGGTCCGTTGAACTTGCTGGGTATAGGTAGGTACTTTCATTTATGCCATCCCGTACAAAGTTGCTGACTTGGATGCGCCACTCAACAATGTTCCAGCTGCGCGGTACTGTGACTCTCTAACGGCTTGCTTGCCATATAAAACATTAAGGTCAGCCTGGATTCTCTCCTGGACCGCACCTTCGAGCAGCTGCGCCTGGGCAATTGCAGCGTTATATCGAGTGTTTGCTATGTCCTGGTCCGCAGCAGCAGCAGCTTCCAATTGCAGCTGCAACCCTGTGCCGGTGTCCGCATCCCAGCCATTCATCGCCAGAGTGCGCTCTTGCATTGCCTGGAACTCAGCATAGCGACCTTTAAGGTCCTGGATGTTTAATTCGCTTTCACGCTTAACAACCTGCGCTTGCTGCTCGCCAATAACTGCGTTTCGCTCATTTACCCTGGCATTAAACTCCAGGGCAACCTGCTGCGACTTACCAGAGTCGATAGCTGCGCCTGCACCCAGGAGCGAACTACCGGCTGTTGCGATTGCTGCTATGGTAAACGGGTCCATCTAATCACCTATCAAACGTCTGTAGGCGAGGATAAATCGCCAACAATGTCATTGGCAGAGGCTGGCTCTGCTCCACAACGATGAAGGCATCGGTATCGTAGTCTCCATCGAACTCAATATCTTTATCGCCACTGAACAATGGCACCGCTGCATCCATAGGGTTAGCGGAACTTCGGAATGGAATCACATCCAATGTCGCTTCCTCTGGGCCAACTTTGGCGCCAACAGATCTGAATAGACGTAGTGTAACGTCTCTAATGCGCTTGGTCTTGCCCTGGCTTGTGCCTTCTGTGCCGCCAGCATCAATACGCATTGTCTGCAGCCTTGATGTGTATGGCAGCCCAATGTGTACGTCAGACGCACTGCGGTCCAACGTAACCTCACCAGACGTCACAACTTTATCCGCATGCGCAGAACCATCTGCAATAATCGATACAGTTTGGCCTTCCAGGTGATCCATACCAGATAGAGACGTCACTGCGGAACCAGAGTAATCGAGACCACTATCCAGGAAATGCGCATCCAGGATGCTATCCCCGAAATCAAACTTGCTGAAATACTCGATATAACGGACAGAAGCACCATCGATGTTGCGAATCACGCACAAATAAAGCGTGTCTTCATCTAGGTCACCAGGGATTGTCGCAATCGATTCAACAAAACCATAGTCGTAATCAACGCTATCTACCGTCGAATCACCACCAATTAGATGCTCGTGCCAGGCAATAACCTGCTCTTCACGACGATAAGTCATGCCGACTAGCTTACCGTTCTCCAGGACGCACCAAACGATGTTGTCCGGTTCCTGCTGGAAGGTGATCTCTTTAATGCCTGATTCAGTAATATGCTCAGAAAGCAGCGTCAAATCCGGGGCGTAGTATGAGTCAGAGTCGAAATCATATACCAGCTCACGCACTTTACGCTTCGCCCGCTGCACAAATAGAGTCACGTTACCAACCGGGACCGGCTGCGCACTCGTCGAGCCATAGCTCGATTGACGCTTGATCTGTGCATTTGTCGGGCTAATTGGTTCTGTTGTACCTGACGCAGATACCGCAAACTCGCCACCAGATGTGCCTACAATCAGGGATCTACCAGATGAAAGATACTGAATGACGTTTACCTGGTTGGAACCAATTGTGTAGGTCAGTGCGTCAGCTGCGCCTGTTCCCTGGGTAAAGTTTTCAAAGTCACCGCCCTGGGAGAAAAAGATTGTCTGTGGCTGCTCGAGAGTGTTTGCAAATACCAAGCGCTGCTCATAGAACGCAACCGCTGCAGGGTATCCTGTTGTATCCGAAAACGCGCCAAGCTGATATGCATCATCAGCTTCCAGGTCAGCCGCTATCGTTACCGTGTCACCAGCAGCTTCATCTGCCAGATCAACAGAAGGCGCAAACAAGATCGTATCTTCCGTTACAGAAACAATTAGCGCAGACGACACATTGTTACTTGTGCTGCCTGAAATCGTCACTTTCATGCCGGTTTTGAAGCCTTCATCGACAAATCCGCCATTACTGTCCTGGATTCTGTCGTTATGCTCTAAACCTGTGGCGCTAGGGTCACCTTCAAAAAACTGGATTGTCGTTGTCGTATACGAAGGCATCAGCTCTGTGCGCCCGTCCTCATTCTCCAGGACTGTTGCTGTTACAGATGTCGCGCTCGAGTACGCAGTAATTTCTGCGTAACCATCGTGCAGTTTAACGATACGCCCGACGTCAGTGCTTACAAATGTATCGTCACTCGCAGTAATCGTAACGCTGCCGGTGCGGCCATTTGCCGTTAGTGTTGAATTATCGAGGAGCGGATCTTGGAGCGGCCCGCGACGAAAAGTAACTTCTTCCACTGTCCAATCAACATGACTCGTCCTGGTAATCTTTTGTACCGGGTAATTTGGATGGACCAGATACATAACGTCAGCCGATTGCGTGAACTTGAGATCTGCCAGCTCTGTGTGCGCATAAGGCGTTGTAACCTCCACTGGGCTGCCGCCAGAGACTACGGTTCCACCATCCTTGTGTATACGGAAGTATTGATCTCCGAACTCCAGGATATACGCTTGCTCGACGTTAAATTCAAAAGGGATTAAACGGCAGTTATGCGCGCTATTCTTAACTTCTCGCACAAACAATGTGCCTGGACGACGACTCGCGCCACCATGCGGATGCACCAGGAAGTTTTGCAGCTGCTTACAACCGTTGAAGTATTTACCGAGATCTGTCCGACCATCCAGGCGTGGCGATAACTCACCTGCCGTAAAGTTTGCAAATACTGGACTAGCCTTTGCCATCAGAACCTCGATCTAATAAATGCGTCTGGCTCTAAGCCTCCAGCGTCTGTTGTGCTGCCGATGGTCTGCGGTGTGCCTTCTGTGGCATCCACCAACCTGGCCTCAGATAGTTTGCGCTCATACAGTGCGCGCATCTCACCAGCAAGTGAAGTGCTGCCAACAAGCGGATAAGCGATGTCTGCTGCAAGCGCAGCTGCAATCGTCTCGATCAAAAGCATGTCGTACTCGTTCGGGTCGGTTACCCGGCCAATATACGAAAGCTCTACAGTGTCTTCGTCGCACAAGATCTTGCGGCCTTCAACGCGAAACGTGATGTCGAAATAGCGAATGTTTAATACGCGGAGACAATACGGGTCAGTCGGAAGGGTAAACGCATTATTGAAACCAAAAGCAGGAGCATCAGCGTCTGGCGCCAGGATGACTCGCCTGGTTAAACAATTCCAAGGATGTGCGCGGAAAACAGAATCTCTTACGGAGTTGTAACGCTGGTTACAGATTCTCGCAGCCTTACTATCCTCAGTGAGGGCAATGATATTAGAAGCGCCAATTTGATTAAGCGCACTGTTACAAATGTCTACAACAGAACTCATGCCTCACCTCTGATTAGAAAAGGGGGCGCGTCCGCCCCCGATTCATTTAGTCAACAACGTATTCCATAACAAGCTCAATAGTGCCTGTGCCAGCAGCACCGCCCATTGTAACTGTTACGACGTATTCGTTGCCTGCCAAGTCGCCATCAAGGTCAACTTCGCTATTTGCACCCAATGCAAGAGTTGATGCAACCGCACCAGCGCCTGCTGAAGTAGATGCTGCAGCAGCCTTGAACTCATCAGCGTCAGCTGCAACAGCTGTGCCTGCAGAGTTAGTGTATGCTGCGTGACCTACTGCCAATGTAGTGCTTGCACCGAGAGCATCCCAGTAGAGAGTGCCACCGATGACACGCGCGCCATTTGGCAATGCGAACATTTCAACTACATCACCAGAAGCAAGTGAAGACGCTTCATAAGTTGCATAAGCAACACGCTTCACACCACCAAGCTGGTTAGCCTGTACGAACTCAGATGGATCATCTTGAGTAAGGTCCGTCCGGACGTTTGAATATACTGTAGCCATTTTTCAAATCTCCTTATGCTGATTCGTCACAGTCGATTTGAACGACTTTAGCTTCTTCCATACGAGTCGCACCGAATGTCGCAGCGTAGTAAACCTGCGTCGAGTATGACTTGTCTGAACGCTCGTCGATGCGAGACTGAACATCTTTACCAACAGCAAGTTTGATGCCGTCTTCTGCCCATGCGAAACAAGAGCGGATGTCACCTGTCTTAGCAAGACGGTTAGACACGATGAAGTTGAAGCCCAGGAACGTATTGATTTCGCCCTGTACCAACGCCTTAACAGTGTTGTAGTCGCTAGAAGTGACTGTAGTGTTGTTTAACAAAGACTCGATCTGAGCTGGTGAAACTGCGATGTAACGCTTGATTGAAGGATCAACATCCTGCTCATCAAGAATTTTCTTAGCTTCGATCAACTTAGCAAGAGTCATGTCAGCGCTGCCGTTAGCGATCTGGTTGTCAGAAGCGAACGACTGAGTAGTCGCGCCAGACTTACCAGTCTTAGCATCGCCAAGAGCTGCAGTGATGATTGCGTCATCCATTGCACGACCCATTGCTGCAGCAGCTGCCATAGCATAAGTCGATGTTGGATCAATCAGCATACGAACTTTATCAGCATCATCGATCAAATCGGCCCACTCGTAAGTGTCCATTGTGACCATCCGACGCGAATGTGGAGTTTCCAGGAGTGGAGTGTCACCGTGGCGTGAAGTACGCTTAACGGCAGCAACAGAACCTACCTGGTCGAAGAACGCTTTTTCGCCAGTAACTGATTCCTCAGATACGGCACTACGCAGCAAAGAACCACGCTGCTGTGAGAGCAGCTGAACATTGCTGCTGAACTGCTGCACAAATGCAGTTGTAATTTGAGTAGACATTGTGTCTCTCCTTCAGTCAGCTAAAACAAAGTTGTGTTTCGCTACCCCACACAAGCGGGACGATAGTTTTTGCTGCTTACGGTTGCAGCGACCGACCAGGGGCTTACGCTTATCCTGGGTATTGCAGCAAGTTTACCCGCTGCATAGGAAAGATCAACTATGGATCATTTCCATATACTTATTTACCTGCTGCACATAATACTGATGCTCAGGGTGTCGGCTATCCCAATATGGGCTATTTGGTGCGCGCAGCTCAGATACTTTGTCCATCGCTGCATCAGGAGTCATGCCGCCAGAGGTGCGTACACCTTCCAGGGTATCCTCGCCAACACGGGTCTGAATAAAGTTCCCAACCTCGCCCATCAACCGAATAAAGTCTGGATTGTCGCCAAGTTTCGTTCCGTCAGCCAGGGTAACTTCCATCAGCTCAGGATTCCCGAACTGTTGGACAACGCCATTGCCCTGGGCAAGACGGTCTTCAAACGCCTGGCCGTATTCTTTACGCAAATCAGCTTCAACCTGGGCAACGTATTGCTCAGCGTCAACTCCTTGATTTTGCTCAACATTTGAGACGAACTGATTGTATGCGTCGTACAGTTTAGCTGCTTGAGTCGGATTGAGACCGATCTCGTGCGCCATTTGCTTGTACCAATCAGTCATTTCTGGATCTGCCTCGAACCCCTCTGGTGCTGGCAAATCATAATAATCTGGTGCTTCTGGGCGGCCTAACTTGTTATAAACCTCGTTCCAGTCGTCAGCTGTCGCGTGTTTACCAGGTATTGCTACCTTGTCGGCCCCAATCATTGACTGCGCATGGACATAACTTTTCGCTAATGCGCCAACGTCATTGATATGTGAAAGTGATTTATGGTCCCGGATTTCTTCGGGGATGTTCGAGCGCCAATCTTCTACAGACTGAGCTACCTCTGCTGCCTCCATTACTGGAGCTTCAGAGACTTCAGCTACCTGTTCTTCACTCATTTGAGTCTACCTCTTCTGGTAAGTTGAATTTTTCCATCATATTTTTAATAAACAGCACAACGCTGCGCTGCCCCTCGCGGAACGCGGTTTCATACGGGTCCGCAGAGAACGTAGGTGAGTGGCAGTGAAACCGTAACTCCAGGTCTTGAAGTACGGTATCACCATCGGTCTCACCGAAGAGGAAGGCATAAGCCTCCCGCAAGTCTTCGATTTCTTTATTCATATGTTACTGCTGCATCAACTTCATCATTGGCGCAGCTGCCCCCATTGCTTCTGCTGTTTGCATTGCTTCTTGTTTCTGTTGTTCCGCCTGCATTTGTTCAGCGCGGCCCTGTCGAATCTCAGCAACCTCCTGCTCACCGCGAATAGTGGTAGCTGGTACAGATAGGGTCTGCATCAGATACTTGGCTAAACCGTCAGCATCGATGTAATCAATAACAGATTGATCGATTTGGGCAAGTGGTCCCATCAATTCAAACAAACGCATCGCTGCCTGGATGTCTCCAGACTTCTGAGCTTTCGCAAGTGGTGAAACGTACTCGATTTCAATGTCAGTGTTACGCATAAACTCAGGAGCAGGAGCAAATAACTGGTCCCTGGTCATCAGGTTATACACGCGATTGATGAGTGGCTGCAGTAATTCAGCCTGAAGTCGGCCAAGAACCGGTCCAAGCAGCCGCATTTTCTCTTCGGTACGCTGCATTACTTCCGTCGCAGTCATCTGAGGACCCTGCGAAAGTATGAGTTGATCAACATAAAACGCGGATTGAATTGCTTTTCGACGCTGCTCTTCCATATTTAGGCCGAGCGGGTTGTTTGCGCCAATGTTTAACGGCTCAATTCGGTCCCTGGTACCTGAACGGTAGAAGTTTAATCCGCCAGGAACGGTACGAATCGGCATCATAAAGCCATCATCAGGCACCATCATTGGTGGATCGACCTGCTTTTGCGCAGAACGAATGGTCACTTCTGACATTCTGTTGAGCATTTTGATGTCTGGCAGCGCAGTCATTGCCGGTGAACGGCCATAACCAATCTCGAAAGACGCCTTCAGGAAGCGAGGAGCCACATATGGGAACTCATCGAAACCTGATTCACTTAATACCGTCCGACTATCCGGGTCGATGTAACAAGAGGCATACGGCTTATTTTCCGAGTTGACCTTGTATACATCGCGCTCGTGCCGAGGATGGACCGCATGAACTAGAGTAATCATCTCATATGGATTTTGCTCTGCGCGCTTAATGATTTTTGAATCAACAGCGTCGCCAAAACGATCAACGACTGCTCTGGCTGGCATCTTAAACTCGCGGAACACGGTATCGACGCGGCCATTCGAGTCTTCAGATAGATACACTTCAGAACAATGCCTGGTCTGGAAGCGCAGCGTATAGTCTGGGTCCTTCTCAATAAACATCACCCCGGTGCCGAAACAGATCAAGTCGTGATACAGCTCGTGGATTTGTTCCTGAAAGTTGGACCGATTAAACGCCTGGTACATGACGTCTTCAACAGATTCAAGCCATTCTTTGGCTTCATCGTTCATGTCCAGGTCTTTTTCCCGGAAGCGCAGCGAGAACCACCGAACGCTCGAGTTGGTCAACATTCCATGCAAGGAAGCCGACAAAAGCTCCGCTGCATGGATAGCTGTCCCATCAAACACCAATTCAGTGCGCTTATCGCCCTGGGTGCGCTTCTTGGTTATATCCGCTTTACGCGGAACCACATAATCAGCGATTTCCTGCCAGTGTGATTCCCACACCTGGCGCTGATTTTTTAAAGAACCCAGGCGCTTGAGCAGCTGGGTTGCCAGGACGTCAGCCATATTAGCCTCCTAAAAGACTCTTTCTCTCGACAGGTGCAGAACCCATTACGCCACGCGATGTAGTACGGATACCGCGACGACCGCGACGACGCTGCGCTTGAGTTTCGCCAGAAGGCGCAGCCCCACCAGCAGCAGTCGCAGCCTTCGGAGTTGCAGTAGGCGCAGCGGCAGCCTGAGCTGCAGCAGCAGCTGGAGCAGCTTCTTTAGGAGTTACTGGTGCAGCGGCCTTTGGCTCATCAATAATCCCAACAGCTTTCGCAACTTGAGCAACAGGAGCAACTTTAGTGACCTCCTTCAAAACTTGTTTGATAGGTCCTGACTGAACCACTTTTCTAATCACACCACCCATATCTACCTCCAGATAAATGGCAATTTAAGTATCACGCTGCCATCAGGCTGCGCCTCTCCCCCAATCCTTTCCAGGATTTCACTACTCTGATTCTCTGCCATGACCGCATTGCAGCCCATAGCGTGACACGCGGGGAACAGCGTGTTGATCATCATCCTAGAAAAAAACCTTTTCCTAAACTCAGGAACGATGCTGATATGCACGATCCAGGTATAAGGGTCCTCTTCCCACTGATAAAACCAGATATATCCGGCAATATACTCTTTAGAGAAACAAACGAACACCGCTGCATACTGCAGGATGTCCGCATGCTCTTCCAAAAACTCGTAGTCAGTCTCTTCCAGGTGTTCATATAGCAACTTCCTGGCTTCATCCTGGTCACCGAGAATTGGTCGTACTACTGCCGAGCAGGGTGCTATATGCAAGTGGTGCCTCCTGTGTAACGCCTCGCGCACTTGTTTGTATTGTTCTGCGCCTGGACACTCGATTCGGGTCCTGCAATTTCTTGGTCGCTGCGCTTGTTGCTGTCGCCTCTACCGGTTTCACCGGAGTAATCGGTGGAGCTGGTGGCAGCGCAGGAGCCTGCGGCACTTCACCGCCACTAATCCCAAGAAGTTTGCCAACCCCTTTAACTACATTTCCTACTACCTTACCCATACGATCTCGCTCCTAGTGGGTTGTAATCCGAATCCGCAAACGCCTGCGGTGGTCTATCAAATTGTCTGGACTCTCGTAAACCAACAGCCAGGTACCTAAAAGCGTCCGCAGCATGCGAACTCCAATCGTGTACCGGTGTCGCCCGGAAACTCCTGGTTTTCTGATTATACGCACGATGGTACTGTCGCAAACACTCCAGCCCCTCCTTGCACATCACTCGATCAAACCAACAGCGACTGATCAGCAGCTGCGCTGCATGAATCCCATCCTCAACCGGTAACTTCGGAACAACCCGGAAGTTGATGCCTAGATCATACGCAATCTCTCTCCTGGACTTCCCGCTGCCTAACTCCCGGACCTCAATATCATGCGGGGCATTGTGGGTACCATAGATGTACCCCTTCTGCTGCAGGACCTCTTTGTAATGCGGCAATCCTTCATTCCGGTTTTCGTAGAAATCAATCACATGGATGGACCGCCCAATCGTCTGGGTAAACCAGATCGCGGTACTATCGCCAACACCCAGGTCCCACCAGGTATCTACCAATGCAGAGGAATCATACGGCACATCATTGATGCGCCCCTTTTCTGAGATCTCTTGCAGCTCTTTTCCGTAAATCGCACCTGGCACATTCGCAACCCAGCTGCACTCAAACTCTTGCTCAAACTGATCTGGCGACATCATCGCCTTGGCTGCACCCAGTTCCTCGTCATCTAGGATTCCGGTCTCACTCGCCTTATACACCTTGGTGTACCAATCATCTTGTGCCTGGGCAGCCTCAAACAGCTCATAGAAAGCGTTATGGCCTTTCGGTGTACCAATGAACAAGGCCCACCCCTTTCTATCCGACAGGGCAGGTCTAATGATCTCTGGGAACAAACTCTCTGGCATATCGGCCATCTCATCGAGAACGGCACCATCCAAATAGATTCCCCGTAGGCTATCCGGGTTCTCCGCACCAAGTAACTGAATCCTGCTGCCATTGGGTAGGTCAGCCCTCAACTCAGTCTCATGGAACCGCACCATCGGGATAGCACCTGCAAACTGCTTCAGGTAATCCCAGGCCACGTTCTTTGCCTGGCGATAGGTGGGCGCAATGTAGGCATACCTAGGGTTCGTCTTCTCAGAAAGGATTGCATCGCGCAGCAGGTGGTTGATAGCCATCACCGTCTTGCCAAATCGACGATGACAGACAACAACGCCCCAGCGCTTCGCAGAAAGCTGCTTATGCAGGTCAGCCTGCATTGCTCTTGGTGTGTACGGGATGCGTATCTCAGTCACGATCAAAGACACTCCTGAACAGGGATATTACAGCACTAGCGCTGGCGGGCTGTTTCTGGGGTGGGTAGGGGTCCGGATTACCGAAAAAAGCCAGATCACCATTTAACATAATATCCGTTATGCGACATCGACCCAGGATCATCGCCTCATCCTGGCCTTTTCCTGCGTCTCGTGCGCGCGATCCCTGACACTCAGCGTTGATTCCTACGTTCAACAGCATCAACACCAGGTTCACTCTCACCTTCTCTAAAAGCCCAGGTTCGCTCTGAAACCCGCACCGTGCCTGGTAGCTTAGCTTGGCAGCCAAGCATTGCTCCTGGAGCTTCTCTGTAGCTCTCAGCCATATAAAGAGCAGCAGAGACCTGTACCCTTTATGTACCTGGACTGTCACTCTTCGCCCCATTTCAGCGTAATTGTTCCCTGGACCTTTGAATCCTGGTCAGCTGCCTTGTTCCGAATCCCGAGTGGTTGCAGCTGCCGCACATACTTATCTTTCTGCTCGACCTCGAGGCGACGCCTTCCGACTTCAGCCTGGGCGAGCTTTGGATCGTCAGGCAGCGGAGCTTCGATAATCTCAATGATCTCGTCTCGCAGCACTTCGGCCTGGATCGCTCTCGCCTTCCGATACTCATCGTGCGCTTCGTCATCTTCCTGGATGTGTCGCAGCACTGTGCGCCAGGAAGGCAGCGTTTCGTCCTGGCTACAAATCTTCATCAAGCTGCGCCCTTCGGCCAGCTGCTCGCAGATCGTCTTGAACTGCTGCTTAGTTACTCGTGGTTTCCTGGGCATTGATCTCTCTCCCGAACGCCTTGCTGCGTACTGTACCAAACTTTTTTTGACATAAGGTATTGACCAGATTGGTCACATATGAGATAAGACAAATGGGTTTGGGAATTTTGGAGGTTTGAGATGGTTTTCGGGTTTGAGAGTTTTCAGGTTCGGATCGACAGCGAGGGCGCTGCTCGTGACGCCATTGTTGCCTTGGGTTTCGGTGATGTTGATTGCGGTTGCGATGAGATGGACCGTTTGATCCGCATGATCGAAGGCTTGGATGACTTGGCCAAGCGTGAAGAGTTGATGACTGAGTGGGCCTACGAGTTGAGCGCCTACGAGATCTACTGCAGCGTTGGTCGCTGCGCCAAGTATGGAGGGTAACGAGTGAACGACATGATTCGAGTTTTGGAACGCGACCTGGCTGCAGCGATTGCAGCTGCCGAGGCTGCCGACAATTACTGGAGTCGTGAGATGCACTACTGCGCTGCCATGCGCCTTGAAGAAATCATTGCTGAAGAGAGGGAAAAGGAAAATGGCTAAAGCCTATTTGAAATTGTTGCGCGAAGCAGCTGCCAGGGACTTGCACATGATCGTGCGCTGCCCTGAAGAGGGAGACATCTTGAATCCTGAAGGCAGCGGATACAAAGCAGCCAAAGACGCTGTTGAGAGTGTCGAGATGGCAGCTGTCGAAATGGTTGATAAATACAGCGGCAAGCCTGCTGCCGTGTTCGTCATCATCCCAGCCTACGCTGCAGACGATGAAGACATCGTGGATTACGGTGGCTGGAAAGCCGAAGCATTGATGAAAGCAATTGAGGAGGCTGCTTGATGAAGACCCTGGTATTTCATCGCTTGCCTAACGGTGAGCATTACGCCCTGGTTCGGATACCAGGCAACGGCTACAAGGTGATCGTGAACAAGCGCACCTACCGTGAAGGCCGTCGCTGGTACAACGTGATGCCTAACCGAAAGATGACTCACGCAGACAAACACGAGCTGGCAACCAAAGGCATGTGGTTGGACGCTGCCATTGCTCTGTTCGAGCGCAAGACTGGAACCAAGATTGAAAAAGTGGAGAACAACGATGACTGATTTAGAACGTAACATCCTGGGCATGCTGATCTGTGACAACGATGGCGTCTATGACGCCCTGGTTGATCGAGTGCGCACTGTCGTTATCGAAGCAGCTGCTAATCGCAATCCCCTGGAAAACTTCCCGACGATGGCTGCAGCTTATCGAGTCAGTCACGCCCTGGAGAAAGACATGCTTGCCTGGTGCAACGAAGCCAGGGACAACCACGGCTACGAAAAGATGCCCTGGTTACCTGTTGTGACTGAGGTACTGCACAAAGCCTGCTACCACAAGTTGATCAACTGGAACGAGCTGGGCTATGAGCTGCTGCGTCACTTCAGAGACGACATCAAATACTACGAGCGCAATGTCAAAGAGGAGAACTGGGCATGACCGACGTAGTTGACTTCGCCAAGGAGCTGCGCGCTAAGCGCGTGGCCCCTGCCCTGGATAGCTTGGAGCGGTCCATCAAAAAACTCGACCTGGTTGCAGCTGACCTGTACCCCTGGGACGAGGAAGCAAACACCAGGGCAGAGTTCCTGGACGAACACCTGGCCCACCTGTGCCGAGTCGTGAACGACTGCCGAACTGCAGCCAGGATCGCTCGATCTGCGCTGCATAAAAAATAAGTGTTGACCAATCTGGTCAAATATGAGATAAGAAAACCTGGTTAGAGGAGAAACATGATGAAGAAAGCAAAGAGTCCCGCAGCGATGGTAGCTGCCGAGTTAAAGCGTCGGTTCAAGAAAGAGCTTGGTTTGAAAGTAACTTGGAGTCGCAGCGAATACTACGCTGGTGGCTGCAGCGTCAACATCGACATTGAGAATCCGCGCCCTGCTGAGTTCGCAGCTGCCAAGGCAATGGCTGCAAACTATGTGTGCGGCAACTTCAACGGCATGGAAGACATCTACGAGATCAAGCCAGGCTTCGACTTCGACAAGCCGCACTGTGATTACGTCTTCGTTAATCCACGGTACAGCGACGAAGTTATGGCTGCTGCCAAAGAGTACGCTGAAAAGTACGGAGTGTTGGACGCGAGCTTCCGCGAGCCGTGTGCCTGGAAGGCATTGACTTTGGACCGGTTCTGGGAGTTCTACGACTACGCATACAAGAGCGTGTTGGAGGCCAAGATGGCTGGCGATGACGCTGCCGTGAACAAAATGTTTGACGCTGCCAAGAATGGCGAAGTCATCCGGTTGATTTAACGAGAGGGAAAGTGATGAAAGCAAAATTGAGAGAACGCATTGTGAAGGCCCTGGTCAAAGCAGGTTACGAAAAAGCCGTGATGGAAGACTGGGAAAAAGAGGGCGACCTGGCTCTTAACTGCGAGGTCTGGTGCGGTGACGAAGTTGGCATGGCTGGCGACTACTACCGGGACGGTGGATTGTACGACTGCTGCGGTGTGAAGTTGGCCGTCGTCAAAATCCTGGACAAGTTCAAGTGCTACGCTGAGTGGCACAACCCAGGCGTGTTAGTGGTGGTTGCATGATGTTAAACAAACGAGAAATTGCCTTGGCTATCGCAGCCAAGGCCCACGAGGGCGCGGTCGATAAAGCAGGCGCGCCTTACATCTTCCACCCAATGCGTGTTGCTGAAGCTGCGAGTAAAAACGCAGCGCCTGGCCTGTGGGACAGCCGATACATTGTCGGTGTGCTGCATGATGTCCTTGAAGACAGCGACATTGACGAGTGCGACATTGCCGAGGCCCTGGGCATTGGTCTGGACGGTGACATCATGAACGCGCTGCGAGCCATCACTAAAGAACCAGGCGAGCCGTACCATGAGTTCATCGAGCGCTGCGGACGTAACGAGTTAGCACGAGTCGTCAAAATGCATGATCTCGAAGACAACATGGACCTAGATCGAATCCCTAACCCAGGCAAGGCAGACTACAAGCGCGCAGAAAAATACGGTCTCGCGCTGCTCTACTTACGAAACATTGTTGGACCAGGAGTGCCGTTCTAATGAGCCAGACCAAAGACATTGCAAACTACCTCGCAGAAAAGGGCAGCATCACTGCCCTGGATGCACTCGAAGAGTTCGGATGCTTCCGACTCGCTGCTCGAATCTACGACATCAGAGCAGCTGGCCTCGACATCATGGCGTCGAACCTAAAGCTGCCGAGCGGTAAGAAGGTTGCCAGGTACATGTGGGTGAACAGCGACAGGAACCAGGAGCTGCTAAAAAAATTGTAAATCCTTAATCTAAACCAGGGAGCCAAGCGCTCCCTTTTTTTGCGCTGCGAAAAAGTTATCCACAGATATGCTTAGCTAAGCATAAGTATATTTTATATAGATAAGCATAGACGCTAAGCATAGCTGCTAAGCATAGCTTAGACGCTAAGCATAGCTATATGCTTAGCTAAGCCTCTCGCACCTGTTGGAGCGGAGCGTATCTTCAATTCCAGGATGGGTCAAGCGTTTCTCTGACAATCGAACACCACAAATCAAAACTAATTTGCGCAGCCGAATTGAAATCGAACGAGTCATACGCATCCTTGCCCGGTCCATCCCAATCGACAAAAACCATAATCGGCTGCCGATCTTCTTTCACAATCAGGCAAGGCCGAGCGCCAGCTTTGATTGCCTGGTCAACTGTCTGTTCCCAGAACCGCACCAGGTCCCCGTGTTTTACCTGGGCATATCGTTTACACTCAACGGCCCATCCTGGTACGCCCAGGAGGTCATGGCCACCATCCCTGGTTTGATCCAGGTTGCGCTTACAGTCAAAACCCAGGGAGTCTTTGATCAGGTTGACAACTTCACGCTCGAACGCAGCGCCCTTGTTTCTGCTGTTAGCCATGCTCTCGCTCCAGGTAAAAATCGTTAGGCTGCACTTCCCCGTGAGAGATCTCGAAAATGCGCAGCATGTAAGTTGGACCAGGGATTCTGAAATCCGGATGGTCCATCGGTTGGCACCACCTGCGCACCACGCTTGCATGCGATGCACCGACCAGGGTGGCGAGACCCCGGTATGAATGGCCCTTCTTTTTCCGCCAAGTATCAAGTTTCATGCGGTCTACAGTACACCTGGCGCTTATTTGGTCAAGCACTAACGTCTCTCCAGATAGGGTGTTGCTTTTCTGGTCACATGTAGGCATTATCGGCAAACCATAAACAAAAAAGAGGTACTATCTATGAATGAAAAGCAATTATCGGGACCAGCTGTATGCGATGGAAGCAGCCATCGATCAGCTGCAGGGGACAATGGAGCCGCTGGGTTCTTTGAAGGCTGCCTTCTTGTTTTACGGAGGGGACTCCGCAAGGTTTTCGTATTACCTGGACCGGATGCTGGAGAATCGGAAGGACGTACAGATTGTGTACGACAGAGTTCCGGGCTGGTACACAACGGTGCTGGTAAAAATCGCAAGAACCTCCAAAGAGACCTAGATATTTATTTCGCTTACCTGGATGGGATTGCACCAAAGTCCCTGGCTAAAAAGCATGGCATCACCCAGGGCCGCATCTATCAAATCTTGAAAGAGATGAACCAACAGTCAGGGCGTATCATATGAGCGCGCCAGAATGGGCAGCCAGGCACCACTACTGGCATCACTCGAATCCTCGCAGCAAACCACTGGCAAAGACTCTCTTTGACAAGGCGCATGTGCGCCCATTGGTGAAGCAGGCATGGGACATATACCGGAGTGACTGGGCGACTGACCACGACCGCGAGGATGCGTTTAACACCATCATTCGCTTGGATCAGTCAATGAATAAATCAGCGAGCGCCAAGATGTTCGGTGGGATTGTAGTCCAGGATGCCTGCGACAAGATCTTGCTGCAGAACAAGGACCCTGCCTGGGTGTACGAACACGCGATGGAAAAGTACATGGCGTATGAGCCTCGAGACTGGGATGGTGGCATTGATGCGGAAGACTGGACCAATTGCCAGGGAAAACTGATCGACGTCATTATGTGCAGCGTCGAAGGACTGCGCGAAGCAATGAGCCAGGCTGACCGACTGTTCGGTGAGGTTGATCTCAAAGGCTGCTTGCCTGGTAACCAGATTGAACACTTCAACAAGCCAGACTATGTAGGCGTTGGAGATCTCAAGACCAAGTGGCCGAAGCGCAATACCAGGACCAAGAAAGGATTCTCTGAAGCCTCGCTGCCGAAAGATCTATCGGGCATGTTCGATCTGAACAACGTGTACCAGGTAGCCGGTGGCTGGTGGATCAATGGCAAGAAGCCTGTCTGGCTGCTCTACTCGAACGGGAACGACTACACGATCCTGAACGAGAAGAACTGCGAGCAGCTGCAGCCTGAGTACCTGGAGCAGGTAGTGGCCGAGACGTCACGCATGCACAAGCTGACAGAGAAAATGCTCAAGGCATCAGAAACCAAAGAGGAGCTGCTCGAGTGGGTAGTACCAAACTTTGATGACCTGGCCTGGAAGGAACCACCTGGTTACCTGGAAGAAGCGCGACGGATTTTTAAATAGGAGACGTTATGGAAATGTCAGAAAACATGACCGAGCTTGGAGTTGCATTGAGCAAATTCCAGGGCGAGGTCAACAACGTAAGCAAGGATAAGTCTGGATATGGCTACAAGTATGCAGACCTTGCGCAAATCCTGGATGTTGTCAGGCCGCTGCTGAGCAAGCATGGCCTGTCTGTAATCCAGATGCCAGGCAAATCAGAGTCAGGCGTGACTGTATCAACGATGATCCTACACTCTTCGGGTCAGTGGATTAAATCAGAGACGCAGCTGCCGATGGAAACTGCAGCCAAGATGTCAGCAGCGCAGGCAGCAGGCAGCGTAATTACCTACGCTCGACGCTATGCCCTGGCTGCAGCCTTGGGTATTGCCCAGGAAGATGACGACGCTGCGAAGCCTGAGAGTGGCTACGCGGTAGCAAACAAAGTTGTTGCTGCGTCGCAGGCATCAACAAAAAAGGCAGCGCCCGCTAGTACACCGGCAAACAATGCAATGCAGGTATCGGAAGGTAAGAACTGGAAACAGTTTTGTTCCGCAGCCAAAGCAAAGTTTGAAACCCTGGCTACTGGTGGGCAGCTTCGCGCCTGGGCAGAGGAGAACGATGATCACCTGCAGACTCTAGCGGTCCAGGACAATGCGCTCTACCAGGACGTACTCGCAGCCTGGAAAGCCAGGAAGACATACGTTGACAATCATCCGCAGCCAGCGGTCACAACAGGCACCGAGCCTGATCCAAAACCAGCAGATGTGCTAGCCGACCTCAAGAAAAAGGCAGGCGTATCTGATGATGACGAGATTCCATTCTAAGGAGAACTACAATGGCAAATGCACCACACATGGGTAACAGCAAGGTTACATTCAAAGAGTCACTGATCCCGAACCAGGAGTATCGCGCAAGCGCCTGGCTGCAGATCAACAATGGCTGGGACGATAACGCAAACCGTCCAGTACCGATGACTCCGCAGCAGGAAGCAATCGTTGAGCAGCTGTTCCAGCAGCTGCTTGCAGCAGGAGCTGAACTGCAGATCACGCTGCAGCACAAGAACTCTGCAGACGCCAGGTCATGGCCGATTGTTGGCCGAGTAAAGTTGTTCGGTAACAAGCCGAAAGAAGATCAAGGTTACGCTGGTGGAGGTGACTTCCGATGAGCGCTGCATCCTGGACCAAAACATTGGACCAGTGGTGCAAGTCTCTGAAGCGAGAGAACGAATTTAATAAGCGCTACACGAGGTCTAAAGTGAAATTCAGCCGTAGCCCTAGGTTTATGGTTGGAGGTAAAATGAAAACTGACTAGCGACCCCTATAGCTAGTCACTGGGCCAGCTGCTTTCCCTCGCGGCTGGCCCTTTTTTATGCCTTCGCTTTATTGCGCTTTGAGATAGCAGCAGCTTTCTTCTTGGCGTCCGCCTTGCTGCTAGCACCCCAGGCTCGAAGAGAAAGAAGCAGCCTGGTCGGTTCACCATCCTTGTATTCCGGTCCAGGCATGCCGCCCATACGAGCTAGGAAACTTGCGCGTCGAGGATTGTCACCAGATTTAACAGGCGCCTTCAGTGTTCCACCCTTGTAAGAAGCGCGGCCCTTTGCATTGAGTCCGCCCTTTGGGTTCTTACCTTCTTTGCGCTGCCATGCTGGTGACTTAGCCATTGTCTTTTCCTTTCGGTTTAAATCCGCCAGCCTTGCGACGCATCAAAGAATACGTCTTGTCACTGATGGTTGACTTGCTCTTAGGCCGAGATGTCCCAGCCTTCTTGCGAGCGTTGATGTTGTCGTACAATCCAGGCATTACTTTTTCCCCTGCTTCTCAACTTTCTGCAGCGTACCGTAAACGTAAGCCTTCTTACGCTCACCCTTCAGGCCCATCTTCGATGCTCTGCGCATCAGGCTTTCATGCAGCTGCTTCGGCATCGTTAGATCTCCAGCGTGTCATCAACCATTGCGGTAGCCAGGCGTGTGGCTCGCTGCCCTACTTGATCAGCCCACCTGGAATCCAACATCTCTGCTGCACATTCTTCCCAGGATTCATTCTTTGCGTGACCGATCATGTTCTTGAAGTTGAGGAACCGACTGATGCCCAGGTTAAAAACCATATCAACAAAGATGCGCTGCCGAACTTCGCTCATGTCTCTCCACCACGGGAGGTTGTCGTCCAGCTCCTTGGTCACCCGCAGGATGTCGTTGTCCAGGAGGTAACGGGCTTCGTCTTCTGTGATGCCTAACTCTTCGACGTTGCGCCCTACCCCGAGCGTGATAAATCCCTGGCTGCATTGGTAACTCTTTAGCTCTAAGCCTTCATGTAGTATCAGCTGGTCTTTCAGTTTCTCTACGTCCATATCCATATACCTCAATTATTTTTTCCTTAACGACATAATTTTGTCGGCAGATTTCAAGCCAAATGCCGCAGAACACGCCAGGAATAACAGGTACTGATACCATTCCGGGGTTTTTTCCAGGGCAGAAAAGCCTTCGTTTAGTCTATCAATCACCGTTGAGTCGCCAGTCACAATCGAATATGCAACAGCGATAATCGGCAGCGTCAGAATAACAGTCAGGTATTCATCCTTCCAGGAGTTAGCGGATGCGTCCGCCATCTTAGATTCCCAGTCGGCATCATTCTGAATTGCGTTGATCTTACGCTGCTGGATAGCTTTCTTTTCGTCAGCCTTGCCTTTTAAGAACTCCTTGCCCAGCTCCATTGCTGGCCCTAGTAGCATCTGTAACATCTCGAACCTCCTCAGTTTTCCTGCCGCATTTGTCGCACCTGGTCTGCGGTCGCAGAATCAGTGACGCGCCACATCCTGTTTCGTACATCCCTTTTTGAAAGGCGTACTGGCAGGTTTTCATTAGTCGCTTTTCTTGCCTTTCAATGCGCTCGCACCAAAGAACGCAGAGACTAGCACCGCGATTGACGCGAAGTACGTTGGCGCGATGTCAGCAATGAGTTGAGCAGCTGTACCCATCGAGAAAAAATCAGCCAGGAAAATACCAAAGGGATAAAGCAGTAAGCCAATAAGCGCAAACCAGGCCATCTTCCTGATCGAATCGCGCTGCGCATCTTCATCTTCCATTTTACGACGACGATCCTCAAGCTCAATAAGAGCAAGCTCATCCGAATCGATAACGCCATTCCCGTTCGCATCATATTTCTCCAGAATTTCTTTTGTCATACATAGTCCTCCAGTAAGACAGCGCCCATGTAAATCGATAGTTCGTTTTCACCCGAGCTGCTCTTCGCTTCAATTGTAAAGTCGGTCTTCTCTCTGAGTACAAACGGTACGCGCAGATTGAAGTAAATATCCTGCTGGTATGTTGATTCCCAGAACCTCGCAACAACACCGCTGCTGCTGATAGTTGATGCGCGACTAACCAGGTACTTGTTCGGGTTCACTGTGCCTGAGTTGAATGTTACCTGGTGTATGTAAAGAGATCTGTTAGCAGGCACTGTATATACAATTGCCTGGTGTGTACCCAGGCCAGCGCCAATGTATGCGTAAGTGGTACCACCATTCGAGATCGTGATATTCCCGACGTTGCTGCCAGCCAGGATGTTCGCGCTATTGATGCGGAAGAACTGGTTGGTTGTGGTAACAGGAGTTGTGCCGTTCAGCTGCACGATGTCGTAGATCTCCTGGTAGTCAGCGTCCAGGCCAGAGATCAGGATAGCGCCAGTGTCACTAGCAGATGACGATACGCAGCTCATGGTCAGCGCTTCACCAGGGAAACTGTACAGGCCACCGCCATTGTTCCAGATCGTTTCGTATGTTGTCCCGACCAGGGCATTGAAACCAAAGAAGTGCAGCAGCTGCGCAGATGAGTCGCGCTGCTGCCCGATCTCGAGCATGGCATCAGGGCTGCTGATCTCGCGTCTGAAGTAAGCCATTAGTTATTTACCTTTGAGGCCAACAAGAAAAAGTACCAGGGCCACGGCCCCGCCCACAACACCGAGAACAAGAACGCCAATGCCAGTAAAAACAAGTCCATCGCGTATGGCTTTCTTTCGAGCAGCTCTCTTAGCTTCTTCACGCTTTCTCTCGTTCTCGCGCAGCGTCTTCCGATTCTCTATGAACTTGCAGTAATCATCCCAAAGACCTGGCCGTCCCGCATAGATAAACATTTGTTTGACGTCGGCCTCATGGCGTTTAATGTCCTCTAAGGCCCAAAAGGATTCCATGTCACCTTCGGCAGCAGACTTCTGCAATTCGTCTTTGGCGTCCGCCAGCTTGGTTAGGTCTTTGCCCATTTCTCCGACAGATTGGCAGTGTCCGGCAAACTCTTTGATCGCGCCAATAGCCTCATTTGCGATCTTAATTGCGGCTATGGCCTCAAAGATCATAGCTAGGGCATCTTAGATAGGACAGCAATGAGCATCATGATGATCGAGCCAGTAGCGGCAATCATGATTGTTTCAAGGCGTTTGACGCGCCCGAACAGGTCTTTAAACTGAATCTTCACTTCGGTTTTGATGGCTACAACTTCTTTTTCGAGGCTGTCTATACGGGCATGAGCCGACTGTACGGTACGCTTGTCCACTGTTCATTCCTTACGATTCAGGCCAGTCATTGATAGGAGCATTGCCAGTAGGAACTCCATCATCGTCAACAGGCACATTATACAACGCCATAAACGCATCGTGTGTAGTGCAAGCATTGATTGCTGATTCAATGTCGTTTGATGCAGTACGAACAGCCGCACGATAGGTCAGTACATCCGCAGGGACAGAGAAGCCATCAACTTCAGATGCTTTAATCACCATCCAGTCAGTTGGAGCTAGGAGTCCTGCCGCCTGAGTTTTCACCAATGCAATCGCATTAGTCTTCAGACCCTTTGTAACGATCTGTACGCCATCTTCATCAAGGACTGGATTACCGTCTTCATCGACTGCATCAACGTCATTGATGTTCTTAGGTGTATTCGCATCCCAGTAGAAGCGATTGTCAAACGGTACAGGCTGAAGTGACTCATCCCATACAAGACCTTTAGCGGCCTTCTCGTCATCTGACCATCTGTTCCATTGTGCAGGATGTTGTACGCCTTCAGCGTCTGTCCAAGCCCTGCCTTGTTTGATGACTCGTCCTAAGTAAGTCCACATTATGTGTTACCTCGCATTTGAATACTTGAATGGGTTTTCGGCAAAGGCCATGTAGATGAATGTGTCGCCAGATCGATTTTGATTCTCATAATTATTTCTCAATTTGAAACCATTACTTAGAAAATCAAGTCGATCATTGTCTTGCTCTGCGTTCGATATATTAGGGAAAATAGTATCCGCCATTACATTACTAGGAGACCGTTTTGAATCCAACAATAGCCACCATTGATCTACGTATGTTGTGTTCTTAATCATCACAAACGCAGGTCTAAACCCTGTGTACACAAACGGACCATCTGTACTACCGTTGCCGACATAGCTACCAAACTTGCTGAAGCCTTCGACTGAGTGGAACGCATACATAAGCATATCGTAACCATTACCATTTTGATAAGTTAGGTCTGTCAGAGTAACTGTTGATGCTCCA